CTCACCCTCTGCATTTTCTAATATCTTAATATCTTCACTCATATATCTACCTCTCCTGTCCTCGCGAATTCCTCTATACAGTTTTCGCAGACAACTATATCTGCGATTTCGTAGTATTTGTCGCCTACAAATATAGGCTCATTGCACTCGTCACAAGTACAGGCAACTACTTCTTCGCCACAACTGTCCTCGCCGTAGTTGCCTGTTATTTCTCTGTCTATGTCTACATATCCAAACATTTGACATTTTCCTTTCTATGTGTTAAAATATCGATGTGTTATAATATATGCCGTTGAACGGTATTGCGGGGGAAATGAAATTCCCCCGTTTTTTTATTATTCAATTATATGTACATTCGGTACATCTTCAAGCAATTCTCTTAGCTTGTCCGCAATATTTTTTACTGCCTCACATTTCCAAGCTCCGCCGTCCGCCTCGAACAGTGCTGCTCTGCCGTCTTTAAGTCTGATTAAGAAATCACTTTCCGGTTGTTCAACCTCTAAAAATGTTCTGTATGGTTTCAACGTAACAATCGGCTTAATTCTCTGTTCACCTATCAACTGAATACCACTCTTGACAGTTGCTGACTGTGTAATACCGTCATCTTTCGTCTGAACTGATTGTTGATCGGTAATGTTGCCGAGTAACTGTACAAGATAATCTCTGTCCTCTGTCGGTGCAAAACGTGACTTTAGGCAGATAATCATATTTTCAATGCTCATATAACTGTCGAAGTCAAAGCTATTGAATTTTGCATATGCAACATATGGTCTTTCACGTTGCATATCATATCTGACCGTACCCAATACATCAACCTGCTCCGGTGATACCACTCTGACGAATAATGGCTTATCATAATTGTCCATTTCTTGTTTCATCATAGTGACTAAACCACTTAGACTTGACAATTTGGTTGTATCAATCAATCTGTCCTCAATTCTGTGTAGTTGCTTGTCTGAAAATGCGCCATGGTCGGTTTCAATCACCTTTGGTCCTGTCATATCCTCGATTTTTTCAATAAACTCTTTGTTAATCATTATCTTTATCCTCCTTAAATTACATTGCTTTCTTAATTGGTATAACCTTTGGCTCGTCTTGCTCCGAGCCGTCTAATGCCATTTGTCCCGGTACTTGTGGCAACATTTCGACTAATGCTTTGCCCTCGTCTGATTCCGTCAAGTACAACGCACTTTCAATGTTGTTTGTCGGTACAAGTGTTGATTTTACCTGTGTCGACATTTTTATGTTCTGTCGCTCGCTGTCCGGCTTTAACGACAGCGTCAGCGTTATCTTTCTTACGGCGTCCGCCTTTGTGTTTAGGTCGCTGATATTATCAACAACCTTTCCCAGTTCATAGTCTAATCTTTCGCCGATTGCTCCACGAGCAACCTCTAATAAATTTGCATTACCCACTTTTTATCATTCCTTTCTTGATTTTTTATTTTTTTGTGGTATAATATATGTAAAACATAGATTAATCTATGTAATTACCTTTGACCGTTTACGAGTGCCAGCTCTAACGGTCTTTTTTATTTACGACATTGATGTACGGCTCCCCGTTGTTCCAAGAATGGCGTATTTCAAAATCAGTACTACCATTAATCAATATTTTTGTGTTACTGCCAAGTGCAGTTAATATCGCGATAAATTCTTCATTATCGTAGTTCTCTACTTCATCATTCATTCTCTTTCACCTCCACATTCTTTTCAACTAAATCTTTCAAATACTTCCTAACTAATCTGTAATATCTTCCTTTTACATCTTCGGTCGAAATGGTGTCCGTTGAAAGTGTAAATGTTTTGATTATATCAAACGGTTCAGTTTGACATATTTCTATACATATCATTGCTGTAAATGGATTTTCGTCGCCTATCAGATGATACATAGCAATAGGCGCTCGCTTGTGTTTTTCTGCGAATAAATTAATCTGCAAACACAAATCGTGCAGTTCCGCTATTTGTTTTGCCGTCATTATTGCTCTCCTCTGATAATCTTTGCGACACTCATTTCAAGCGGGTGCTTTGACTTGATACGATTTGTTATCCCGTATCCTTTTGCTATGTATGCCTTAACCGACTTGTTGTCATCGGCATTCAAAACCACTACATCATCTCTGCCCGTCATTACTACATATTTGTTCATTTGAAAATATTCCTTTCACCGTTATTTTCTGCTTTGCGTGTCCCTTGCATTCTTTGGCGAATGCGTTAATCATCGGAAATACTTCTCTGTGGAAATATTCTTCCGTTTTCTCATTCTCTGTTTTTGGTTTTCTTTTTAGCATTTTTTATGTCCCTTTCTGCCAATTTCCAACTTATGATTAGTCCGATACCGAAACTAATCAGCGCAATTCCTATTGTGTTCATTATTTACCTCTCTTTATCCTGTGAGCTTGTCCTATCGTCGGAGCATTAAGCTCCTTTTTCTTTGTTTGCTTGAATAGCATTGTACTCGTCAATCATCTCCTGCGACGGCTCAACTGTTACATCACCGTACCCAAGCATATGATACATATTTTCTATATGAGGTTTCCAATGCTGAAAACGCTCATAAGCAGGTCTGTCTTGCCAACTGCCTACCACTTCAACGTGTACTTTAGGTTGCTTTCTCGGCTTTCTTGCCTTTTTGGTCTTTTCCGCCTCCATAATCTCCACCTCCTGCTTTAATCTATGTATTTCATTTTTTGTCCTATTACTTTGTACTAAGCGATCTGCTCCTGTTCCATTATCGGCAGTATACCCTCACTCTTTAACAGTGCGTAAATAAACAATCTGCCTTTTTGTGTCCAATATGTATTTACTTTAGAATGTTGTTTGCCGTCATTTCCGTTTACAGTGTGCGTCTTTGTGCTTGTATAGCCTTGCTCCGCATATTCTTTGTACAGTAGCCATATTTTACCTTGTTTAAATTGTATCTTGTGTTCTTTTAAGAAAGTGTTTAACCACGTTGCTGATTGGCCGTAGTCCTTTGCTATGACAGTGACTGATAATAAATCGGGACAATTTAAAACTAAATCATAATATGACGCCTTTGGTTGAAGTTCCATAATCTGCTGTTCTTGAACTTTAACAGTAGTGTTTAGTTTCTTATTTTTCTCTCGCTCCAATTTTAATGCCGTAAACGCCTGTATAGCCAAATCGGGATTTTCCAATAATTCTTCGGTCGCATACATTCCTGTTTTGCGTATCGCCGGTAATACATCAGCCGTAACCCAATGCTTAAACTTCTTCGCATTCGGCATTTTGCTTGATAGAATAAGGCTGTAAAGACCTGATTCATTAATCATTGTCAAATCTTGTTTTCCTCCAAGGGTGTCACATTTCGTTACCCCCTTATCTTCTTCATCAATATGGTCTATAATAGCCTTTCTTGGATTGCTGTATCCGAGGATTTCCGCTACATCCTTACCGACAAACATAATCTCTCCGTTTACTGTTGTTGTTCTTACAGAGCCGAACTCTGCATTTTCAAATACCTTTAATTCTTCCATAATTTTAATTTTCCTTTCTTGCGTTTTCGTAAGTTAGATTCCAAAAAAAATTGAATCTCGTTCTTGTTCGTCAAGATTTAATCGTTTAGTTAAAATTTTAATCTCTGCTCTCGAAAAATCACCATTTCGTGATATTTTTCGATAAAGAGTAGATAAATTAATATCTAACCATTCTGCTACATCTTGCATAGAATAACCTCTTGCCACTACAGTACCCTTTAATAACTCTTTTTTAAATTCCATTATATCACCCACTTTCTTGCGTTTCCGCAAGTATAGAATAGCACATTAAACATTCTTTGTTAATACTTTTTCGCAAGCTTTTTATACTTTTTTGAATATTTTCTTGCATTATTGCAAGTGGCGTGCTATAATATCTTTAAAGGGAGGTTTTTAATATGGCATTAAAAGATGATTTAAAACAACGACGCATTGAATTAAATCTCACTATGGCAGAAGTAGCAAAAAAAGTTGGAGTAAGTGAAGCGACAATATCAAGATGGGAAAGCGGAGACATTGCAAATATGCGTAGAGATAAAATTGTTCTACTATCAAAAGCACTTAAAGTTTCTCCATCTTTTATTATGGGATTAGATGATAACCAAGAAACAGGCAATGAATTAGAGGGCGTATACTTTAGTTTAGCAAAAAATGCGCAAGACGAGGGTATTGACCCCGATGATATATTAACGGCTATTGAGATGCTAAAAAAGCTAAAGTCAAAAAGAAAGGAAAATGAATAAGTGCTATATCTGTCAAAAAAAGATTTATACGAACGTGTAGAAAGATTTAGAAGATTAATAGGCATTAATGATTCTGCTTACCCTTTAGATATATTTGATTTATGTCAAAATAAACTGTCAAATATTGCAATAGGCAAAGTAAACTTTAAAACTAATGATTTAAGAGGTATGGCATTTATATCTAACAACCTTCAACGCGAAAATCATGTAATTCTAGTAAATGCAAATAAAACACAAGCAGAAATAAATTATCATGGTACACATGAACTTATGCATATAGCAATTCAAAATAATTCAGGTGTTCAAGCATTTAAGTGTTATGATAAAGTTAAACCAACACAAGATTTTTACACTGAATGGCAAGCTAATGAGGGAGCCGCAGAATTTTTAGTTCCTTATAAACTATTACTACCGCTTATAAAAGAGAATTACAATAAACTGCAAGAAGATTTTGGTACATACTATTTTTGTGAAAACTGTTCTCTTCTATTTGGAGTTTCGAGAGTGGTTATGCAAAATCGCCTAAATGCCTTAAGTTATGAAATAGAACAATACTTAAATGGTACATCATTAGACAGTATAAGAATATGATCTAATTCGCAACAAAAGCGAGAAGGAATAAATACATTATCATTAAATCAGCTTGAAGATATTAGACTCATGCAATCGATTGAAAATTTTAAATAGACTGCATATTCCTAATTGAATTTATACTATAGAGATATTCTTTTATTTATACTATTCAAAAAGAAGGAAGTGATTATTATGGACATCATTAAATATTACGGCAGTGATGAAACCAAAACAGAGTTTATCAATCACGACAGTGAGCCTTTAATGGCAGTAATTGCACACGACCGCTCACACGCTGTTGTTTCATTGCTTGATGAGGGTTGTGAACATCACTTGTTGTTGGCAAAGGCTCTTGACAAATACAATATAGATGAATATTTCAGAATTATTTTTGATAACGAGGGTGCCGATTGGACCTTTGTATGCCCACCTAATTATAAAAATATAGCTAATAAAGAAAAACGTATAACAGAATTTTTTAATGACGGTGTTGACGCTATAACCGAATTTCTAAAACAAATCGATTATGATGTGCCTATTAACGTCCCAAGACGTTATCGCAGACATATGGACTATTTGAAAAATTCAGATTATTAAAGGGGTTTTTATATATAAAATTAGAGAAACGTAAGTAAAAATTGAAAGGATTGATAACAATTAACGATTTTCCATATAATATAAACGATTTGAAAAATGCGTGTAAGAATAAAAAAATTATTTGGAAAGAACACGCTACTCAAAGGCTATTGCAAAGAAAAATATTAAGAGATGAAGTCATACAATGTGTTTTAAACGGCGAAATTATAGAAAATTATATAAGCGACAAACCTTTTGCAAGTTGTCTTGTATTCGGATATAGAGGTATTGACAAGCCGTTACACGTCGTATGTAGTTTTGACGACGAATATATCCATATTATAACGGCATATATTCCCGATACCATAAAATTTTATGATGATTTGAAAACAAGAAAGGAGAATTAATTATGAAATGTATCGAATGTGGTCATGACACTATTAACAAAAACAGAACATATGTTGCAAATCTTGAAAATTGCGTTATTATTATAAAAAATGTTCCGGCTATGGTTTGTGAGCATTGCAACGAAGTTTATTATTCCGATGAAGTATTCGGGCAGATTGAAAAAATAGTATACAAACTTGAAAGCGTTATAAATGATATTGCAGTAATTGACTATACCAATTCTGCGGCGTAGGCAATAAAATGGCAGATGGAATTTAAGGAAGTGATGAATATGGAGATAAATTATTCTAAGCAAGCAATTAAGTTTTTGCAAAAGCAAAGCCGTTCCGCAAAAGAAAGAATTGTTACGGCTATAAACTCTCTTCTTAACGGAATTGAAGAAATTGAACCCGATAAAACTGACCTTGAGATGTTAAATGAAATTGAAACTAATCCCGAATGTAAAACATTCGTTTCAGCGGATGAGGCAATGAAAGAACTTGGATTAAATTAATTGATTAAAAAAATTCCCCTGCCTGTTGGAGCAGACAGAGGATAAAG